GATTATCGCTTTGAGGCGTAATGTTAGGTATTGAGCGAGGTCGCATAGGCAACAAAGGTCGCCCGTCAGCCAAAAGTTCGTTTTGGGGTAATTGTATTTTTTTATTATTGTGCCCCTTGCTTGGGCGAGTAGGTAACCCTAGTAATTTCGCAAAATAATCAACCGTGTAATTGTTTACTAGTCCATCGTTGTCTTTTCGCATAAGTGCCGAAAATGCTTCGGCGAATAGTTCGTCATCGTTGGTTTCAGCGTAAATACTGTCTGCGTAAAGTGCGTTTTTCTTATTGGCTTCTTGTCTTTTGCCTGCCCCAATTGAGCCAAGCAAACTAGAGCCGAATAAATCCCTTATCTCCTGTTGGTCTAAGGGGTGATTTTCTTCGTCGTCTTTTGGATACAGGTAATTGTTTCGTGTTTCGTTGCCATATTGGCTCTGTAAACGTAGTAATTCTTTAAGATAATGACCATATTCGTGTGCGAGGGTACCTTCGTTTGTGCCATCTACTAAAAAACGTGTAAGAATTTTACGACCATCGGTTGTTTCGTAAATACCGAATTCATCTAGCCCTGAAGTTTGTTCACCACGGTAACGGTTATAGATTTCGGGGTTTACATAGATGGTGTTTTGGTGGTTAATGTAAACGGCTGCGATTGGGTTGTTTGTTTCTGCGTCATTCAACGTTTCTTCTTTGGTCATCACGACTTTAGGCATACCAAAACGCTGAACAATCTCAGCAAACAACGGGTTGCCTTGGAGAGTTTCACGAACCAAAGTCTCGGCTGTCCTTATAGCCTCGTTTGAGTAGTCTGGGATAATAGGTGGGATATCACTCTCACCTAATGCGCTGTTTACTAATGACGCCTCGGCTTGTTTGATTGCGAGGGTGTGCGCCCTATTGTATTGTGTGCGATTGTCCCACTGTTCTGGTGTACCCGTGCGATGTAGGGCGTAGTCGGCAACGATTTCAGTATCACTGCGAGGCACGGATATAGACGCGATGTCTTTAATGGACTTATTTCTTAGATGGTCAGGGTATCCCTTTGGTCGCTTGCCTTTTATTCTTTGCTTGACTGGGTTGTTGGTGCGTAGTGTGAGGCGTGGGCGAACCTGTTCAGGGTTTACTGCTCTACGCAGTAGCCTCTCAGGTGGTGCGCTTCTAGGTTGTGTTGTTCTTGAGGTAGTAGGTATGTTGGGGCGTGGTGTGGCTGGTCTTTCAAAGGGTGTGCTGTCTTGTACTAAGCCGTCTTCATCACCATCAATAGCGTTAGGGTCAAAGGCGAGATTACCTAGACCACCTCTAGCCTTACCTATTGACCTTACGCCTAGCCTACGAGTGGCACGATTGCCTGCTTTGATATCAAATTCAAATGTTGTCATTCGTACCTAATCTATTCAGTCAGCGCAGTATGGTCATATCAGCGTAGGTGTATAAAGATTATGGCATACGAGTTAGGTGGTACACCTCACCTATCAGGTGTGTGTGAGTGATTACGTGAGGGGTATCCCTATGGATACGTATGTCTGTATGTGTTGGGTGTAGGGCTATGTACCCGTATGGCTACCCGTGCGACCTGCGACCAATGGGTAAGCAATAGTGAAAGCGTTAGATACAAGAAAGCAGGCAGACGGGGGGGTCTGCCTGCTTCTCTAAGTAGGTAGTCGTGCGCTCTCAATGCGTACGAATTACTTACTTACTGTCAACGCTATCAGCGTACAGCCTAACCATGTTCTGCCATGCGTCAAACACTTGGGAGGCTTGAGCGTCATCTGAACACCTAATCTCTAGGATTTGTGTGTCTGAGGCATCACCATCAGGGCTACTACACCAAATCTGTATGTAGTTGCCGTTCTGAACGATACTTCTAGGCAAACCTTTTGTTTGGCTGTTCACTGTATTCTCCTTTGTTGGTTGTTATTAGTGATACGTATACTAGCGAATGCTTTTGAGTTTGTCAAGTCTTTTCGTACACTCAAAGGTGTTATTTTTGAGGCGATTGTTGCGACCGAGCGTCAGGTCGTAACTTTACATAACTGTGATTATTTATAGTTATGTCAAGTTAATTCACACACGAACAGGTGTTCGTTCTGTGGATAAACCTGTGTATAACTTGGGCGAACAGGTGTTTGGTCTGTGGATAACTTGTGTATAAGGCACGGGGCTCGGGAGAACTTTTTCGCACTCTCAAAAGCGCGGTGGGGGAGCGTGCGCCAATAAATTGGGTTGGCTGAACCTTAAATAGATTTATACAAAGTTTCTTTTACAGTCGTTTGTAAGTCTTTGATTTGTGCATCAACAATGGCTATTTGCTTATCCAACTCCATGATTTGTTTTTCGCAGTTTTTGATTGCTTGTTGAAGTTGCTTGACTGACATATCACTCATGTGTAGTTCTTTCTGTTTGATTTATCTAAAACTTATTTGTCATCTTCTTCAAACAGGGCAGCAAGTATGAATGGGCCGAGTAGGAAACATAAGCAAGCGAGAATAACCATAATCAACCCTTAGGGATGTAAGCAATTGTTTAGTTTACTATTTATGACTTGCTTGTTTGTTCAATAACCTAAAATTTTGTTTTGATGACATAGCCAGAAATTTGGTCTGGTGGTGGTAACTGCGTTCTAACCATTACTCTTCTCACCCACCTATCGGTTCCGTCGTATCTAGGGTAGAAATGTCTTCGACCATGCACTATTCGGTTGTTTGCAATTACTAGTAAGTCCCCAGTTTTTAGTGTTACTCCCCTTATTGATTTCTCCACTGCTTTTTGAAACGTAATAAGTGAATTGCGGGCGTCGTTATTTGTACCCACCATCAATGCTTTGTCATAAATCATTGTCCAGTAGGAAATAGGACTAACACGGGTTTGGATTTCTAATAGATTTATCTGATGTTTGGTCAAAATAGGAAGCAGGGTTTCGCTGTCTGCTTCTCCGTTCATTCGAAAACTTAAATCGAGCGATGTTTTAAATATTGGCTGTTGGAGTATTTCTAAAGTTTCCGCATCCAATTGTTTGACTATGTCATCGACCTCCGCGTAAGTCGTAACAGCAGTAGGGTCGCCTCTTAGGCAAAACAACAAAACATAATCAGGCCTGTATGGATGAAATGCTGTTTCGGTGTGAAGGTCAAGATTTACTTTTGAGGACGTGCTTATTTGCTCGCCTTCGGTTCCCTTTATTGGGATGATGTTTTGAATTAATCTGCCTTTTTGCTCCTGAATGTAAGAGACTGGATATCCATATTCTTCGGCAACCTGTAGAAGTTGAGCGCTAGACGAATCTAGGTACGGCGAATCAAAGGCTGTTTGATTTGGAGTTTTGGGGACGTCTCCGACTCTTAGCCCTTCATATAAACGAACTATCATTATTCGTTAAGCAATGATTCAATTTTCCCTTTGCTGATGTTTTCATATTTAACTGGCATTAAATTTGCTTCGGAGTTATTAAATAAACATGGTTCAGATTGTTGTATAAATCTAACCAAATCGCGTGCCTGGATGTTCGATGGGATATTTTGTTTAAAGTTTTTGATTAATTTTGTCATGTCCATTGTTGACATGAGGGGTTGAACGTCAATCATCAGAGTGCAATCTTTCTCGCATCAAGTTTGGCGCGTTTGTACATGTCGGTAATCGAATTTTCAGTCTGTTTTTCTTGATGAGCCTTAACTTCATCCATGTGCTCCGTGATTTCTTTTTCCACACACTCCCAGCCACATGCCGCGTACCCAATGGCATCCATCCAGTGGTCTTTTTTGTCTGCAGTCCAAGTTAGCCGTGCTGTTTTGAGAAGCATCATAAGCGCAGCAACATCGTGGGCTTCAATCATCAATTGCCCCCGTCTAGAAATTATTCGCTCTATATAGGTTTGCCAAAATTTTGCAGTCGTAGTAAAGTCGTCAAACGGCTCGCCGTAATCTAGATTTCTTTCTCCATCAATGATTGCAGCCGTATCCAAAAGGATACGTCCTCTAATGTTTTTGTTTTCGGTGTCTTTATTGTTTGACATAAATTCCTATTCTGTCGGTGTTTTAGAATCATAGTCAGGATTTTTTAATAAATCAAGAACTTCGTTAGGCATTATTAAAAAACCTTTAGCGGGATTGTCTTCGCCCCCAAAATTTTTTTTCGTGTTCTCGTTATATCGGTAAGGGTGTAGTCGTAGGAACCGTTTAAGCCGTGAAACCGAGACCACAATGAAACCGCCCTCTGGGGAAAATATATAGACCCACCATTCAGCGGTGGTTACATTTATGCCGCTTTTAACCCATATTGGGTTGCCGTTTTCATCAACCGTACCTCTTGGATTTTGGTCGGTTTCAACAACCATTCGACCATTTCGATATCTGTCGCTCTTTACTTCAACTGAGCCACCAGAAAGAGATTGTAGGAAGCCATCAATCAGCATTTCTCCAGCCTGACCGTAGGCTAGGTCTGATTTGAAATCAAAAACCCTTGCAGGGATGTCGTAATTTTGGTTCACCCAGTTAATGTATCAAATTAAATTATGTTTTAGGGGTTTCCACTCTTGGGGCATTTTGTTTTATCCCACGTACACGGCGTCCATGGGTCCCACGCAGAATCCTGATACATGAGGTAGCCAACTTTAAGATTGGTTAATGGGTCGAGAAGTGGCTCTTGAGTGCAAATATTCATTTCTCGACAAGCAATCGCCCATTTGTTACGTTTCGGGTTGTAATTGACTCCATTGATTTGAAGGAGTCCTGTATCTGACCTGTGGTTCCATTCAGAAACGCCAGTGATATAGCAGTTCTTATTAACTATGTCCCCGCCCTTACGGTTAGGACACCCACCGCTTTCTCTCAAAATTATCTGACCAAGTTTTTCGTGAGTTTCTTTTGGCCAGCCAGCCTTGAGTGCCAACTCAGGTAGCCAGTCAATGCTCCCATGATTGAAAAGAACTGGCGGTACAGACTCTCGGTCAAGCCGACCCAACTGAGATAGCGGTTGTAGTGCCTGGATTGATTCACCACCCTTTTCGGTGGGTGCGGATGCTTCTGTTGGGACAGAAATTCCAAGGGCTAAAAAGAATATGGAGGTAACCCATCCTGTGAGAATTCTCAATTATGACTCCTGAAGTAGGTGGATAGGACAACAGGATTGATAGTAGTTCCTGCCTATGTATTTCAGTATCTTAGTGTATCCATCCTACCAGATTGGAGCAACGTCGTGTCAAATACCCCTATCAGCCAATGTGGTAAAGGGTTTTAGGATTTTTTATTAAAGTATTTCATCAATTCGTCACCATCAATCACCATTTCTTGAACAGAGTCGTCTATCTCCAAAAGAATTCTGATGACCTTATTTATTGTGATTGCCTGGATATTTTTTGAGACCGAGTATTCAAGCAGTGCACCAATGTGCTCTTGAATGATATTTTTGGTGTCCGACATACAGTCATCATAGTCCATTTAAATTAAGTACCGCTAAGTTGTTTTAGATAGATTTATTAGATATGATTAATCCATGGCACATAACATAGAAATAAGTAAAGACGGAAGAGCCCGAATGGCTTTTTCCGATAGGGAAGTCCCTTGGCATCGCCTCGGCAAATCGATGACTGGCTTACAAACAGCAAGCACGATGCTTGAGGCTGCGGATGCTGATTTTGACGTTGTTTTGGCAAGGGTAGCCGCTATTGATGATGACGGAAAGGTCATCTTGAATCCAGACGGCACAACAGTGGTTATTAATGACTCTAGAGCCACTATAAGAGTTAATCCAAACGGTACTTTTGATGGTTTGTCAACCGTTGGTACTCGTTTTGTAATCCAACAGAATTCAGAAGTGCTCTCTAGGGCTATTGATATTGTTGGCGCATCAGATGGTGACGCAGTCGTTGATACTTGTGGTGTGTTGGATGAGGGGCGAGAGTTTTTTGCCTGTCTAGACCTTGGGGGTTTAATTATCGACCCACTTGGGGTGGGAGACAAAATTCAGCGTTACTTACTTGTCAGAAACGGACACGATGGGAAGACTCCGATTACTTTTGCTAACACATCAGTACGCGCCGTTTGTAAAAACACCGTAATGGTTGGCTTGAATGTGGCTCAAAGTGTATTTACTGCACGACATACCCGTAACGCGGATTCGGCGATGGAAGAAGCGCGTACTATTCTCCGCATGTCGGTTGATTGGGCAACAAATTTCAAGAATACCGCTGAAAAACTTTTATCAATTGATATGAGTCCACTAAAAATTGAAAAAACCATCAAACACCTATTCCCAATGAAAAAAGATGAAACAAATAGGCAAAAAGAAAACCGAGAAGAAATTTGGTCAACAATTAACGGTCTTTATGTAAACAAAAACAATGCTGGTGGTTTTGGAAATAACGGTTGGTCAATGTTTAACGCTGTTGGTGAGTATTTAGACCACTACAGAAAAGCAGACAGCACCGACAGGGCCTATGCATCTATGGACATGTATTCGTGGGTAACAAAAACTAAGGCACAAACCGAAAGTTACATTCTGTCACTCGTTTGACGCCGAGAAGTGCGATAATGTTCTTGGGTAACCATAAACAAGATTGGCAAAACATATGTCAAACGAAAATGAAGAATTTCCAAGCGAAGAGAGTTCTCCAGGCCGAGAAGACTTTATGGCTTTCATTAGTGAGTTCTTGTCATCCGCCCACAACTCCGAAAGAAAATATCGCGACAATTACTGCGACATTGTCGCAAACAAAGTCTTCAATGACTTTGGGTACGAGGGTCTCTGTGGTCTAATGATGGCTATTGATAAACGCGCCAACTGGATTTCAGATATTTTGATTGAAAATTCAGACCTTGATGATATTTTGTTTCAAAAATATGGGATTTACGACGGCGAGATTTGTCTTAAAGCAAGAAAAACAGAAGCAATGATTGAAATGAATGGCAAGATATGGCGTTTGAGAAAAAAATACGCCAAAGCAATCGTAGAAGAACTTATTCCAAATATTCGGGATAGCGAGGCTAGTAAGTGAGTTTAGGTAAGCATCAAGCAATGCTGTATCAACAAGAAATGTTTAGGAAAGATTGTCAAAGACGTAAATTAACAACCTGGCAAGAGCGTAAAAAATACGCCCAAGGCGACAAACTTTGGTCAAAACTTATTGAATGGCAACCGTTTCCAGGTAAACAGCCCAATAGTGTTGACTACTCTGAATTCCCTCATTTCGTTGTTGTACGAAATAGCGAGAAAAATTCTAAAGAAAGATTTTAGGGTCTAGGACTACGCCGTAGATTTTTTTAAACTCCGAACACATTGGTTTTATTGACTTTGGTGTTCCATGTGTAATATAAACACGACCCCCTAAGTGTTTTGGTGGGTACATTTTGTATTTATTTTTAAGAACAATTACGGTAAAACCAATTTTTTCAATTTCTTTTATAAATCTTTTAATTTGTTTAGAGCCATGGACTCTTGATGACATACTGGGTTCCTTTTGTAAATAGTTATACTAGGAATTCAGTATGTAGGGATTTTAGAGAATTAACAACCTTATTTATGGAGACAACTACATACCCAGTAAGGGTTGCGGTCAATTTATTCGAGAATACAGTCTTCGGATTTTAAACTGTTGGCATTAATAAAACGCTTTGCGTCTACCTCTGATATATGTGAAGGGTTAATTCGCAAAATACGTGCGGCGGCCTTACGGATTTCGTCTGGCGTGCGACGTTGTTTTTTTACTGACAATTAGAACCAGGATTTGATTTTAGCAAAAAAACCTTTTCGTACAGTTGACGACTCAAAGGCTTTTTCAACCTTGTCAATTTGAGTCGCAACAGCACTAGCGACAACTGCTGGAATTTCCAGATTTGCTGCTTTTGCCTTTTTTGCTGGCGCGGCTTTTTTGGCTGGCGCTGTTTTTTTGCTTGTCTTTTTTGTTGTCTTTTTTGTTGTCATATAAATACCCTAACCTATGCTGCAACGACGCCATTGCAACTATTGCTAGTGTCTGTTTGTGGAAATATATGATAATAGTTTTTCAAAAATTGCCTTAACTCTTACCGCTACTCAAATAGCGAAAGAAGCAATAACTAAAGAAGACGGAATAGGTGGAGAACTGCCTTTTAATTTTTTTTGCTGGAAATACGACGTTCCTTTACTATGCATTCAAATGACTACTGAACTTATGGCTAAAACACAAGCCCAAAGATTTAAATTTTGCTCGGATTTGCTTTCAATTCTGCGTACACACCTGGGGGTCACAGGTATTACCTTTATCGCCGAGGGGTATGTGGCCAAAGAGCCTCAAGATAAAGAATTAAGCCTTGCCTTTCTTGACCCAAAGTCAAATGTTAAAGAGTGCTTAGCGGTCATACATTGTGATGAAACACAAAACCCTATGTTCCCCGACATATGTATGTTCTCAATGCCATATTCTTACGGATTACGTAAAACTATAAAATGGGGTGACTTGACTGCTTTTTCAGAAAATGCTCTAGATATTATTAAAAACTACTCATACCCCAAAATGCTGCAAAGCGTAATGCGAAGCATGCCAGTTGACCCCCAGGAATTCTTGGATGACCAAATTCGTGTGGCTATTTTGAGTAATGGTTTTTACATCCAAGAGTTTTAGTTTACGTCAATTAAAAGGTATATAATTATCTATGGTTTTCTACAATCAACAAAATTCTTTTATTCTTGGGAACATACCAGTCACAAAAGCAGACAGACAGCCTTGTCCAGTATGTGGACACCCAACTGGCGACTGTTCTGGTGAGTCAATAAAACCTAAACATATTATTGGCTTTAACGAAATTGAGTCTTTAAATGATAAGCAAACCTTTTTGGTCGAAGAAGACATTTTTGAAGAAAAAAAGTTGTCGCAATTCACAAGCACAAGAATACTACTGCACGCCAAAGGAAAACAGATTCCTTTGAACGAAGCCAAAAAATTAGGATTAATTTAGACTCTTTCAGTAAATTCCTGTAGTGTAAACTCTACAAACATAACTTATTAGATGCGGGGAAGCATGCTTGAACAATCATTTGTAGATTCCTATTCTCAAAAATTAGCCCCTTGGGGTTTTAACGGCCTTGGTGAGATTGTTTTCATGCGTACCTACAGTCGTAAAAAAGAAAATGGGCTAAACGAAACGTGGCCCGAAACATTGCAACGAGTCATAAATGGCGCCATTGAAATTGGTGTTCCGTACACAGAAGAAGAAGCAAAAAAACTTTTTGACCATATGTTTAATTTACGTTGTTCTTTTTCTGGTCGTTCTTTATGGCAGTTGGGTACACCCCTGGTTAGAAAATTGAATGGGACATCGCTGAATAATTGTTATTTCACGAATATTGAAAAAATTGAAGACTTTGAGATGATTTTTGAATACCTCATGCTTGGTGGCGGAGTCGGGTTTTCGGTTGAGCGTTCAAAAATTCACGAATTGCCAAAAGTAATTCCTGGTGTTGTAATCACTCAAGAAAGAACAAACGATGCTGACTTAATCGTCCCAGATTCGCGTCATGGTTGGAAACGACTACTTCATGCGGTATTGAAATCATACTTTTACACGGGTAAATCTTTTTCTTATTCCACAATCCTCATCAGGGAGTACGGAGCACCACTAAATACTTTTGGTGGTACGGCATCGGGTCCTGGCGCGCTAATTGATGGCATAAAAGATATTTGTGCCGTGATGGAAAACCGAGTTGGTAAAAAATTACGCTCAATTGACGTCTTGGATATCTGTAACATTATTGGGCGTATTGTGGTTTCGGGTTCATCTCGTCGTTCTGCGCAAATCGCAATGGGTGACCCTGATGACGTTCTTTTTCTCCGTGCTAAAAATTGGTCATCTGGGTCAATCCCCGCGTGGCGCGCGAACTCAAACAACAGCATTTACGCTGATTCGTTTGATGAGATACAAGCAGAACTGTGGAGGGGCTACGACGGCACAGGAGAGCCGTACGGCCTGCTTAATCGTAAGTTGGCCCGCAAGTACGGGCGCTTGAATGAACTCAAGCCAGACCCATCTATTGATGGCTTCAACCCATGTGCGGAAATTGGTCTTGGTGATGGTGAGTCTTGTAATCTCGCAACGCTGTTTCTTCCAAATATTGAATCTTTTGAGCAGTTAAAAGAAATCTCGATTTTGCTTTACAAAACACAAAAACAGATTACTCAACTTTCCTACCCATACGAAAAAACGACCAAAATCGTTCGCGAAAATGCTCGGTTGGGTCAGTCAGTAACTGGGATTCTTCAGGTAGGGAAAGAAAAAATTGATTGGTTGTCTGAATGCTATTCTCACCTTGAACAATTTGACAAAGAATACTCAACAGAAAAAAATCTACCAACTTCGGTTCGGTTAACTACTGTTCAACCGTCGGGTACTCTATCTCTATTGCCAGGTGTTACCCCAGGTATCCATCCCGCTTTTGCTCAATACTATGTACGGAGAGTCCGTTTTGGTTCGTCTGACCCACTTGTAGATATTTGCCGAAAGCGAGGACATAAGGTTCAATGGGACGTTGGTCTTGATGGCAGAGAAGACCACACTCGGTTTGTGGTTGACTTTCCATGCATGTCTCCAGAAAACTCAGTTCTAGCAAAAAATATGTCCGCTATTGACCAGTTGGAATGGGTAAAAAAGATGCAAACAATTTGGGCTGATAATGCAGTATCGGTAACTGTTTATTATCGAAAAGAAGAACTTGAAACAATTAAAAATTGGTTAGATAAAAACTATACAAAAAATATTAAATCAGTTTCTTTTCTTCTTCATGCCGACCATAATTTCATACTCCCACCCTATGAGGAAATAACGGAGGACGAATATAAAAAAATGTCTTCGAAGATTGATGCGTCAATTCCGCTAGTTCAAAAATCTTTTGATGGCGAACTAACGCTAGATGATTGCTCAACTGGAGCCTGCCCGATTAAGTAGTGTGAGTTGATTGCCCTTGTGGCTCAATGGATAGAGCAACAGACTTCTAATCTGTAGGTTGCAGGTTCGAGCCCTGCCGAGGGCGCAATTTGTTAACTGAGTATATACTGACCTCATGGAGAAAAACATGGACTTAACCAATGAATGATTTACAGGCTGCTGTGGAAATGTTGAAAGAAAAGATAGTTCCTGAATACTGGAAATCAATAGATGTTGACGAGGGTTGGTACCAACTAGTTATAGATTGCGATAGAGAATTAACACAAATTGACCCTAATTACCAGATTGCTCAAATAAAACAAAAATTTGGTGGGTTGAGATATTACTTTCAGCCATCCCTGCCCAACACGTATAAGGCGATGAACGAAGTAGTAACGAAATATGAAACTATTGCTGCAGTTACGTGTGAATCTACTGGCAAGACTGGTGCGTTAATGAGGTCTAAAAGTGGGTGGTACCGAACTTTGAACATAGAATATGCATCAAACACGGCGCATCTCGTTGGATATTCTGTTGTGCAAAAAAATCTAACCTAGTACTTCTAGGGTTCAATAAAAATACATTCCCCTGGACAATCTTCCGCTGCATCAACTACATCACCAAGGCGGCTTTCGTCGAAAGAGGCTAAACCGCTTGCGCCTTCTGGGTTCCCGCGCAGTTTGGAATATACCTTCCCATTCTCTTGGACGTACGCCAATCCATCCTCCAGCATGATGAATACATCTGGGGCTATCTCCGCGCACAGGCCATCTCCAGTACATAAGTCTTGGTCAATCCAAACTTTCATGTTTTGTCTATTTGCTTTTTGCGTTCACTTTTTCCGAAGGGATAGCGGCAAAACGACAATAGCCCCCTGGTTCAATTGCTGTTTTTACTATCATGCATACTTTTTCGGACTCATAATGAGCGCAGTTTTCACAGCGAATACCTTTTGAATAGTTTTCGTTCTTGGCTCGTGATTCGTAGCCAACCCATATTCCCTTGTCGTCGTAGTCCTCTAATTTGCCATATTTACGAACAATCCCATGCATTGCTGATATGAATTCTTTTTCGGCTGGATGGTAATAAGGTGGCTTGACAGATGTGGGGTCGTCCGATGTTTCAAAACGGAAACCAAGAACTTTGCCCTGAAAGGAACCCCACGTCTCTTCAGCCATCAGATAGTGCTTGCATTCATTGCGAAATCTTTTACTTCGCTCCACTTAGGGTTATGTTTTAATGCAAACTCGTCAAACTCGCGTTCAAGTTTTTTAGTTAAACCTTTTTCGCAAAGTTCTTGGATTAATTGACGAAAAGAATCTTCATTTGTTTTAAAGGACGGGTCAAGACCAGTCAGAGGATTGCGTACACGTACATACTCAGCATTCACCATGGGGTGCATAAGGTTGTAGTCGGAGTTTATGGCAGATAGAAGAGCAAGTTCTTCCATACTTCTGGTTTCTTCACGTCTTTTCTTTTTTGATGGTGCTGGCATAATTATTCTCCGTCAGTTTCTTGCTCTAGGTAATCTGGGATTCCATTACCGTTTTTATCCTCAGTATTTCTGCCTGTTGAAATCATAAGCCCTGCGAGGGTGCCTGTAATGAAGGTCGCCACAGAAGAAAGAACGCCAAAGAACATCTTGTCGTTCTCTGCTTGAGCACCAATCGGCTGAGTGACGAACACAAGAGCCCAGAGCACACCAACTGTTGTGATAAGAAGAACGAAGCCGAGCATACATCCGATTACGAATTTAAGGCGAGCGTCTAGTTCTGCTGGTGTTAAGCGTGGTCTCACAATTTAAACCTTTCCATAGATTCTTCTCTCATTATGTTCAGGTCAAGATGGGCGGATTCCATGCCAAACTTCTTGCCAGCCTGGTTGTGGTTGGCGGCGAATTGCCAAACGTCCCACGTTTTCCATCCCGTTACTGCTGCTGGGTTTTTTTTTGGTTGAAACGCATACTCGTCCCACAAAGAAACATCTTTTGGTACAGGGTTGGCTTTAAATTCTTCAGCGGAGTAATAGACATACCGAGCAACCCATAACGGACACTGCTCAACACCCTTTTTCAGCGTTACATGAGAGTTCCAGAAGGAAGGGTATGTATAAACTGATGGCGGTTTACCGAGTTCGTCGGTAGCCATTTTAATACAAGTACGAACAATCTCTTTTAGTTCTTTGGGTTTTTTGTCGCCATGATGTTCAATGTCTATTTGTGGAATAAGATTTGCGCCAGTTTGCTTGTGATTATCCAACATCATTCGCATTTGTGTAACGACATCTTCTTCTGGCTTAATGTAGACGTAAAGTCCGAACGGTAATCCAGCCTTTGAGCAGTAATCCTTCATATGGGTGTCTTGCTTGGTCCCCACGTTTGAGCGCATATGTACAAAATCTATTTTTGCGTCTCTAACTGTCTTCCAGTTAATGTTGCCTTGATATTGGGATACGTCAATTCCTGTTAAGTATTTGGTTATCATGGCGTTATTGTCCCTTCTGTCGGGTCCCACCCAAGTAAAACATCCGTGCATGCGCCATCCACCTTGCATACTGGTGGTTCGCATTCTGTCTTACCCCAATTGTCAGGGTCTTGGCATTTGTATCTATATCCCCCGTCATAACCACAAGAAGCAAGAATGAAAAGAAAGACAAGACTAAACCGCTTCATTCGCCTTTGCCTTCGGTGCTTTCTTATCTACCTTGTTAAATACATCGTTGATTTCCGAAGACGAGAGTTTCCCATCTTCCAGAAACGCTCTAGACAAACCTTCAACGACTACTGCAACCCCTGCAATTCCAGCCATAAAGACGGCTTTAAGTATTGGCACGCCAGCAATTGTTCCTGCGCCGATAACCCCAAGGCCAGATGCGGCAAAAGTAGCAAGAATTCTAAGAAGGACATTAACTACGAGGTCTTTTTTCATCTAAACATTATCCCATAAATTAAAAAGACCAGTGGAGACTATCCACTGGTCTTTTTAAGGTTTAAGTTAATTTAATTATTAGATTGATGAACCTGGGTGATTGCCACGCTTCACTGCTAATGAGTGAACGTTTGAGCCGTCTTGGTCTGCTGACTGGTCGTACTGGACGAGTGCTGTCAAGTTGGAACCAGCAACTGACGAACCAATTTGGGTTACAGCAACAGAGACAAGGTCACTTGCTGCAATTTCGTCTTCTCCATCAGTTGATGAGATTGTTGCTACCGCTGATGTCCCTGAGATTGCGATTGACCAAGTTCCAATAACAACTGCTGCTTCAGCACCAGTCTTCTTTGAGACAGTTCCAGTCAAGGCAGCGCCTGTTGGTGCAGTTCCTACTGCGACTGTGATTGCACGTACACGAGCGTTAAATGGAAGACGTGTTACGGCTGCACTGGATGTCGTTAATGCTCCCGTTACCGAAAGGGCAAGAGTGCTTGGGGTTGATGCTGACATGATTTTCTCCTTAAGAGTGTTGTTTAACTAACCTTGATAAAGCATAACATGAACTCAAAAAAGTTGGTGGAAGTAGTGTCAATTAATAGATATTTTGGACAAAACCTAGGTCTTTCATTTTCCTTGCTTTGCCTTTTGCGGCAAGGTCTATCCATACCCCAGACTCATGGTAGCGGTCGTCGTGTTTGTCTCCATCGAGCACTTTGACTCCTAAAAAATTGTCTATTGTTGGGCTATTTTTTTGTCGATTTGTCACTATGGCCGCTGTGCCGCCACGCTTCACAAAAGACAGGACCCGAGCCATGTCCGAGTTTTCAGAAACGCTATATACCTGCCTGTATCGAAATCCAACCATGCCCCCAGTGCTTAAAATCGCAGGATTTTTGGTGTAATCGTAGAGAAATACGTTACGCAATTGCTCGTGGCCGTTAGATAATTCTTCAAGAATTAAATGCCATCTGATGTCACTATTAACATTTAGTCTCAAAAGTACCTTTTCATGAATTTTTGACATTTTTTGAATTTCGGACGCCAAGATAGTCATAAAAGAAGAAGGGTTTTTTGCCAAGAATTGAGTTTTAACGTTCCGTGCTTTTTGAACCGCCGCGTATCGACCATTGCCATTATCAAGAACACAAACACTTGTGCAATGACCACGCCAGGCACAGGTTTCTAAACCCGAAACATCAGCATGCTGGATTGTTAAGCCGACTGTATATATTGCTGATTTTTTTAATTTATGTTGAGCCTCGGGGTAGGTCAATAAATCACTGTAAGAACTAAAACCATTTTCTTTTCTAAAATTAAGCCAATCCAATCTGGCTTCTTTTAGTCCGACGCCATTTATGCCGTTGTTAAAAGATTCTTGGATTAAGTCTTTTTTGGACTCCAACAAAATAGAAAGAACTTGTTTTTTATCCACAATTTTATTTAGTTTTAAACTCAGCCCATGTTTTGTCGCCAATACCAAAGTACTCACGTGCATGCCCAGCCTGTATCATGTCGATATTAAGACAAGCAGTTGTTGGGTCGTCTACTTTGTCTGAACTGAAGATTCTGGCAAGAATACGTCCGTATTTGTCGTTTTTGTCTGGGATAGTATTTACAAAAACCCATTGATGTTTAGTTAGCCAGTCTTCTGTAAATTTTTTAGCCTTCAAACCAAGTTCTTTTTCTGCAAGGTCTTTTGTGCGTGATTCTGGCGTATTTAAACCATATAGGCGCACACGCATCTTATGGTGAATATTAAAACCTAGGTCAACCATCAGTTCGATGGTGTCGCCGTCAATGACTTTAAGAAGTTTTGCTCCATACCAAAATCTTTCCATTATTTGTTCTTCTTTGTGTTCTCGTAGCGCTCAAGCATTCTTCTGCCTTTTGCCGCGAGAGCAGCAGCGTCTGTCGCATCCTGCGGAACGGGCTCGCCCCACGCCGAAGCCGAAAGCGCAAGCCTTGTGGGTCGTCCTTTTTCGTCCTTCATAGGACCCGATGGATTAGTAAAAAATCTTGTTAAGAAAGAGCCTTTTCGTCGCATTTTGATTGGGGTATCGGCTGGACCTTTTACACCTGGTTTCAAATTTGAACCGTCACGGTTTTTAAAGAACCTTCTACCAGCAGCCGTTAGGCCGCCATCTGGGTTTTTTAGTTTTGCCGTCTTTTGCTGAATTGGTACACAGTTTGGTACCAATTTACCTTTCTTTTTTTTCATACCAACCTGAACGTAGCCCTCCCAGCATGGAGATACCTTTTGTTCTAATTGTGCTTCTTCAAAAAACGGTTGATTTATTTTTAATTGTTTTTCAACAAGTAAAAGATATTCAAAATCATCATCTTTTTTATTTGTACTCATTTTAGTTGTTTTCTTTTAATTGCTGTGAGTCTGTTTCAGTTTTGTCGATTTTGCCTTCTGATTTTATTCTTCTATCGTGTGCTTTTTTATACACATTTAAAAGTCGAATTTTCTCGGCTTGGGGAAATCTAGGATTAATCGAGACCATTTTCTCTCATTTTCTTTGGTTTTTTGTTTTTAGGTTTAAATTTTTTTGACGCTGAACCATTCATATCGGAAATCCAAGTATCAAAATCTTCGGGGATACCCCTAGAATTCAATGCAAATCTAGCGTATTCTGTAGTGAAATCTTCGTCTTCTTCTGGACCTAGCATAAATCTATAATAATCTCTTTAACTGTCTGGGCCTGCAAGTTTCAACATTAGCGTGTCAAGTTCTTTTTTATTTTCTTTATTGCTGTAATACGAAAGAATTGATAAATATAAATCTTCTTTATTATCGGAGTCCTCTGAAAGTAACTGCGCAATCATATTGGCGTCTTCTAATTGACTTTTTTCAGTATTTAAAACCATATCGTTTTTAAGCGCATTGATTTCTTCTTGTGAAAAATTATTAGTTACATCACTCATACATCAATTATGGCACAAAAACAAAACCCCCGCTTTCATCCCATGTTTCGGGATTACTCGCGGGGGAGTTGTTTTACTTAATTATTAGGCGGCTGGAGCGTTGTTAAAGTAAACCTTTACAAACGACTCTGGGCGCTTGACAGCAAGGGCGAGACGTTGCTCGGCCAAGATGACGATTGCATTACGAATGAAGAAGTCTGCATGCTGTTCGCTAATGCGAATGCTTGCTTGTTCACGGTCGTAGATTTGAGCACCCGTACCAAATGCACCAACAAGCGCATATGATTCGGTCATTGCTGGTGTCTCAACGATTGGAAGACGCCATACTTTTGGCTCGCCACCCATTGCTACTGAAAGAGCAATCAAGTATTGGCCATTGCCGTCTTTTGTCAATTCGATTGATTCCCAATCGTTTGGATGGAGAACAACACCAGATGGCTCGTAGTAAGCAAGGTATGACAATGTTGCTGCACGACGAATCGCATCAGCCTTTGTGTCTGCCTTACCGTTTGCCGCAGCGTTTGCACCCATTGACCAACTGTATGTCTGAACACCTGTTGTGTTCATGATACCCATGAGGTTTTCGCCTGCTCCTGAACCGTTAAGGATTTGTGCATCCTCTTGAAGGCGAAGGCCGTACATCAACTCGTTGTCGATAATTGAACGCAACTGTGGCTCATCTGCAAGAACATTGCGATGGGCTGCTTCCCAGTGTGCAAGTGTGCGGACCGAAGTCTGTACACCTTCAAATGACATGCTTGATTGTGGCTTAGCAGCAAACGCTGTGTCTCCAGCATTGCGCTCCGCGACCATGGCTGCATTATTCGTGAAGCCAGTCATGCGGAAGTACTCAATTACTGTTGATGTCGTTGTGCGAACTGGGAACAGGTCACGAACGCGCTTTGTGCGCATTGGTGGAACCACGATTGGGTCCCGTGTGATTGTTCCAAATGAACCAGGAGTGCCTGATGGCAATGCTGTGTAGACATCTTTTACGTTGTAACCACCCGTTGTGAGTGTGTGACCAACTTGGAATGCCGATGGCATGTTTGCACCACCACTGGCGATGAGTGACTTGTACTCATTTGAAGCAAGGAATGCTTCGCCAACTGATGTGAGTTGCTTTGTTGGGATTGCGAAACCAGCGGCTGCTGCTGCTGCAACTGATTCTCCGCTTGCCTGTGAGCCCCACTCTTCAACTTCCTGCATTGACTCAAGACCTGTAATGAGGTTCTTGATTTCCTTGATGTCGACCATGTTTTTGTCGAACGAGGACTTTTGTTCCGCACCAACAACGACTGTGCCGTTCTCAACTTTGAATGAATCTGCGATTGCCTTATTGTCCGCCATTTTTGTGCGAAGTGCTGTTTGCAATTCGTTAAGGCGAGATTTGTCTTGTGACATTTTGTTTTCCTTTGATTTGAATTTGGACTTTGATACCTGGCTCAGGTAAGCACCCAGCCCTATCATCAAAATTAGCAGGCTACTTTTTGATTTAGTGCAACTAGTCAATAAATTTAACTAATTATTGTGTGTAAATAACTAAGGTAATTTTATCGCCATTTGCGTTTGTAGTATTCAAGATTTTTTACACCCTGTGGAGTTTTTCTACCACCAGTTGACCAGGACATAAATTTTTCCTCGTCATTTACAGAAAATACGCCATTTTCTACTTTGGCTATTAATTTTGGCGCAGCGCCAAGAGGTACGTCGTTGTCCCATAGGAAAAAACTACCAATTTTGTTGTTTTTCAAATAGTCAGTCATCAAGTTGTAGGAAATATTTGCAATATGAGGCAAGATATGTCCTGCAACCATCCTGCCGTCAATCTTTTGTCTGGCGTCAAGTCGACTTTGCGCTATATCTGGGTTAACAAATGCTGCATGGGCTATGGTTTGATAGCGCGGGTCGTTGGTCGTTTTGTATTCAGGTAAACGTGTCCCAGTGCCCTGAGTAACTATATCCATCCCACGATTGGCAGCCCTGCCCACTACTTCCGTTGCGGTTTTTGCTGATTCTCGGTGAACCGTAATGGCTCCAGTACCAGCGTCATAACCGTCCAGTGCTTGTTTAATGAAATCTGGGTCAATGTGCGCTGCTTCTGTGTCGTTGGGTATAAGTCCTCGCTTAGCAAGAAAATCAGTCAAGGTCGTTTTTCCCATTCCAGGAGCACCAACAATAAAATAGTGTCGTTTTTCCCCATCTGGTTTAATGCTTTCTGGGTTAACTTTTTCAAGAATGATTTCAGAAACACGTTTTGCACCAATATTGGCGATGGTATTAATGTTTGTCCTAGAACGAAGACCCCTGTTGTCTCCCGAATATCTGGTATAGAACTGCTTCAACAGACGCCACTCCCTATTTGTGAGCGTTTGTTCCGCGTCAAATTTCTTTACAAGCGAGTAGGGGACAACGAAGTTCGGGCGCGCGCGAGCCCAATCTAAATAATGTGTTTTAGTTGAAGTTGGCCAAGTGTCTGGCGAATCAGCATTTGGCCGAGACGGACGTCCACTTGCTGAGCGTAAACCAGTTGCTTTTGTCGGAGATTGCCCAGTTAACAGAACATCTATTTCACTATCGCTCATCCCAATATCTTTAAGTTTTTTTACAATCGATTCCATTGAATCTTTGCGAACGTCGCGTTGTTTGATAGGTATCCCACGCTCGTCTCTTTGAATCATCCCGTCCCCACGAGTCATTGGTTGACGACTTGAACTGGACTGAGAGCGAGTCCCCCGAGGGCTACGCATTCCAGGAGTTGGTGGGACTAGGGAGTTTCTTCTGACCCCAGAAGAGTAAGCAGATTGCGCTCCCTGTCTTGTGATTCCAAATTTTTTAGCAATATCATCAAAACTCATACCTTGAGAGCGCAATTTCATAATCTCTTCAGTCTGTTTACTTATCGGCTTACCTACGCCAATTTGTTCTGGAGACACATCCGTATCGTAAAACATCGGCCAAATATTGCTCGGGTTTATCCCAAGTACGTTTACCGCAAGTCTGTCGGCGGCATACGTATCTAAAGATGCATCAACTTCATTCATTGCGTCAAATACTTCTGTTGAAACACCAAGTTTTGTTGCTTTTTCTTCACGAGTAAGCCCTCGGAGAAAATTCAACTCAAGAATATTTTTAGCCTTAAACGGACCGCCTTTTGTGATATCGGAAAGAGAAATCTTTGGGGAAGCAAATGGTTTTTTTACTGCATCTGAATCCAACGGACCAGATGCCCCAGAACGTAAACCCCTTGCTGGGGCAGCCATCTCTCTCCATGTGCCATCAAAAATTAAACCATCGTTGTCTACGTCTCTTCTTTTACGTGGGTCTAACTCCCCAGCAATCTGTGACATTGCTCGACCCCGCGTTCTTTTTTTATTAGGTGTTAGGGCGCGACCGATACGTTTGCCGATGCCTTTAGTTTCATGTAGTTCCTCAAACAAAGATTTTTTGCGTCGATTTAGTTCCTGACGAACGATGGTCCTAATTGCCCTACTGTTTGTTTCTCTTTGGTTCCGTCTACCCAAAGAGGTAGTCCCAGCAAGTCTCGCGTAATCAGTGTTGTTAGTACACGGCATCCACACCAATTTCCCACTCTGTGAAGAAAGCCTTCTGACACCGATACAGCCAAGCCTCACAGAGCGTTTCCGCGCTGATTCAATGTCTGTATAAACATCATCATCACTGTCACGAGGAGAAAGACCAGGGATAATCCCTTTCATAGAAACAATTGGCGCGGAAACGATTCCCCCACCAGTAAGGGTTGAAAACCCTAGAGGAGTTGTTTCTCTTAAATTTTCCCATTGCTTTTTCTTACTTTTTTTGTTTCGCCTTTTTATGTTTTTTTCAATATCTTCTAGTGCTGTTTTTTTTCTTGGTTCCGCTCGGTTTGAAATTTTCATTAATTCGTTATGGGTTGCACATGGCATCCATTTACCATTTTCGTCTTTATGTGCGCCATTACAGCCAATCCATTGAGCAGCCCTAAGGGCAAAAATCTTTGAATTTGTACTTGTTTTTTGAGTTTCGGTCACGTTATTTGAACCCTAGCCAAGAGTGAGTTTTCTGCAGGCGCCGATTGGGTCCCCTGGAAAACGTTTTTGCCAAAGACGTGCCTCCTCCAATTCGCTAATGAATTTTTTTTCCAAAACATCAAAGGGGTTACCAAATACATCTGGGTCAACC